GTTGGGCTGAAAACGCCTTTAGATTGAGCGACAACAGTTGTAAAACTTGACATGAAGTCTTCAAGTTTTTGTGCAATCGTTGCAGTTGCCCAGCTAGTTGATAGCGTATTGTTAGGCACAGCAGAACTATTCAAAATACCACTTACTTGATCGTTACCAAGAAGAAACATTTTTTGAAGTTTTGTTTCGTTACCGAAAGCAAGTGCCATCATTTTTCCACGCCATACGTTAGTGGCAGCATTTCCCAAAGCAGGATTTGATAAAGAGTTTGATGCTTGAGTTTCGATAAATGACATGGTTATACCAAGTGCAATTTCGTAAATGTTGAACATTTCTTCAGTCATTGCAACGTCAACCATATCAACGTCATTCGCGTAAGAGCTCTTTTCTACCGCTTCACCAGTCATATTCAAGATGTTGAACGCAACGTTCTTAGAATAGATAGGCGCACCTAAAACAGGCACATACTCACGGAAAGTAATTTTAGCAAAGCGTTGCAATAGAATTTCTGGCCACATTAAAGTAAGTGTACGAGAAATAAATTCTGCATCACCGTTTGATGTAATTGATTGACCGTTTTTAATAAGTCCACCGTCTACACAAATTTTATAAGCAAAGCGCTCAGCTGCAACATGCAAACCTTTTTGAACGTGTTCAGGCAATGAATTTAAACTAAGCCCTCTACGTTGAGCTGGATATACAATTGATGGTAATCCGTCTTTCATTTTTTTTTATCTCCTAAAATTAGTTAAACATCAATTGCACAAGTGCTAAATTGTTTGCACCAATACGCACACCGCGAACGGTTGGCGTTGCGAAGTTACCTGTACCGTATGCAAAGGATGGGCCACCTACTAAAAGGCCGTTGGTAGAACTGTTTTGCAATGAACCAGAAGTGGAACTTGTACCAAGGTTAATGTATAGATCACCAAGTGGGTCAAATGTTCCGTTAGTGCGTACAACTACCCAGCCTTGAGTAATAACGGCTAACATATCGCCTTCGTTGATATATGATGTGCCACCTAAGTTTGCAGGGGCGTTTTGGTTGTCTTTGCTATTTAGTACAACACCCGCAATTTGAACTCGTGTTGGTGTAGAACCAGAAATAATTTGACATTCAAGCGCGCTTGTAGTTGTGTACATAACAAAACGACCGTATAGATCAGTTGTGCCAGGTGCAGTGAATGCAGTTGTGATTGTTAATGATTTCGTAGTATTCGCTTGACCTGCGCCAGTGTATAACTGGCCAGCGGTGAAAGCATCCATTTGTGTGGTGATACTTGTTTGTAAAGGCATTTTATTCTACTCCCTTGTTCCAGCAGCTGTGCGCTAAGTTAACAACCGCTGCCATGTATGCTGATTCGTCAAGATTTTTGTAATCTGTGTTATTTAAAACACTGGCAGAATTACAGTGGATGAAAGGTGAAGAAACACGATCTTTAACAAAAGAAACGCCATTTTTGCTTACGCCGTTTTTGCTAGTTTCTTTGTCTTTGTCGTCATAACCATCTTCGTTTTCGGTGGTTTCTTCGTCGTCTTCTTTTTCTTTCTCTGCTTCGTTGATTGTTTTAATTAAAGAATCAACGCGAGAATTTAAAGAAGTCATGGACTCAGAAATTTTAGAAATTGCTTTTTCCATGTTTTCACTTAAGATTTTTCCATTTAATGAAATTTGACTTTGTAAGTCGGCTTTATTCATTTCAATGATTTTTTCAATCGGCAATTCAACCTCAACACCGTTGACGGTTGTCTTGTACATTTTGTCTGACACTTGTGCGTCCTCCTGTTTGTGCATTTTAAAATAAGAGCCTGCTTTGCCTTTATCAACCAAACTAAGATGGTTGATGCGGACAATCTCTTCCAAACCGTCAAAATCTTGACCGTCTATCGTTTGAGGTTTTAAGGTATAATTTCCCTCAAACCCAATCGAAACTTCTTTCTTGCCGTTCTTCTCAATCGCATCAATTGTGGATTGATCATAAACAACAATACGACCAGCGTATAAAATCCCGTCTTTTGCGTATAAGTCGTGAACGACGCCTGCAAAAAAACTAGTTGCGTTTTCAGAAGTCACCGCACCGTCTGGGTGGTCATTTGTGAAAACCATATCTTTGCTAGCGTTTAAAACGTCAGCAGAAAAAGACTTGTCATCTCGATACAATCTAACGCTTTTGTAAGGGTCAATTTTTTCATCAAACAAATACGCTAATTCATGCGCCCTATAAACAAATTCACCAGTACGCGCGATAGGAACGTCGTATTGAATTAAATAACCGTATTCGTTTTTATCTTTTTTAATGTCGTTTGCATTGAACGAAATGCAGGAAGTCATTTTGAAATTTCCGCTTTCTTTCGCTGTGTGCAACGCAATGGACATTAAGCAACCTTTTTATTCTTGTTTTTAAAAGCAACGGATTGCAATCTGTTATACTGATTTTTAAATTTGCTTGATAACTCGTAACCGCTAAAAATAACAAAATCAGATAGCAAAGGGGTTTTGTTGATTAAATCGATAGCGTCGTTTTCTTCGGTAAATCTTAAAACACCACGCAATGCAACTTCTTCAAATTGACATTTGCGGTACGACTCAACATCGATTAGATAAAAAGAACCTGGGATAATTTGATCTAAAAAACTAATAGCCCCGTGATCTTTGTGCAAAGATTCTACGGTTACTTCTGGTTTTTGTTTTTTTGGTTTGGGAGAGGGTGCAATCGACTCTGCAGGTGGGACTTCTGCGTTAACTGCTTCGCTGTTTAAATTGTGATCCGTTAGATCTAGCATTATTACCCTCAATTTCTTTTAGCATAATTTCGGGAATAATAGCCTCAGCATGACAACGGCAATTGTAATCCATTCCTGGATTGCCGCCTGGTGGTGGATTTTTAAATGCGAAAACGCGCCCTTCATATTTGAAGTGAGACGGTTTTGCGTTTGGGTATAAACCAGCAGGATTGCCACGAACCCTATTATCGTTGGCTGTGCGCCAGAAATAGGTTTCAATGCCAAGATTTTCATATCTTAGCTGATTTAATGTACTCGTCATTTTGTGAGACTGATCGCGCGCTATGAAATCAGCGTGACGCGACGTTATCCCGAAATCATGAATGATCATGTTTCGTATAGATTTGGGCGAAAAAACTCCATCCCTTAAATCTGATGATACCACATTTTTTAATCGTGTCAACTGGTTAAAACCTAAACTTTTAATTAAATCTAAGTTTTGCATGACAGCTAAATTAAATGACCTTTGTATATTTTCTTTCTCAATGATCGATTGCAAACTGATACCGAAAGCTTGATCAATGACACGATAAAAACGGGCTTCATCTGTTTTTTTAACGCTATAAAGAAATGGCACTACTATTTTCGCAGTTTCAGCGTAAGCAGCTTCAAAACCAGTTGCCCACCATTCGAACATAGCAGAAACGTCATCATCGTTCTTTGTGTATTTTTGGGCTAGTTGGTTCATGTACTCGTTTAGACTGTTAAAAACAACAATGTACATTTTATTCACGTATGTTTTTAGAATACGCTTGTAATGAAGAATTGTTGTTTTTTGAACCCTAACAGGCCGTAGGGTTTTACGCCTCTTTGACACTAGCACCACCTAACAAACTTTTCAGATCTTCATCGCTCGCATCTTCGACAACTTCATCAGATAATTGTGTCTGAATAAATTCTTCGGTTAATGCGTCATACAAGCCTTGTTTTCTTAATTCAAAGCCCATAATCTGAGGAGTTATGACGCCAAGATCAGAGTGAATTTGCATCATTTGCGCATTTTTTAGGTTTATATCCGCAGCCTCGGCAGCTGTTGGCGTGTATAAAGGAAGCCATTCGTAATCAATGTCTAAGAAATTACCAAATAAACTCATCTCCATGATTTTATCAATCATGCGTATTTGTGGCTCAAGCTCCGCTTGTTGTGCGTGGATATTGTCGTAGTACTCGACTATTTCGTTTTCACCGCTGCTAAACCCGTCAACACTAGTGCCAAGGAATTTGGTTAGTGGCATTGGTACGGCAGAAGCAAGCATTTGAAGGTACATCATTAGGATTTTTTCGAGGCCGTCCATACCGCTTAACGTGTGCCGTGTAAAAGTGCCCTCAGCGTCCATAACTTGAAAACCAACGTTACCAGGGGATCTTTTTGTAAACCCTAATGACGCGAAAAGTTTTTCAGGGTTCATAGCTGCTTGGTGATCAAAATCTTTTACCCCAATCATATCGATATTAGCTTTGGCTGCTAAGTTGGCGATACTTGTATAAATAAGCTTTGTTGCGTTTAAAAGATCCATGCAAGAGGTAAGTTTACTATCGCCAAACGTTTGTTGCATAATTTTTGCGTACAACGTTAACGGCACTCCAACAAATTTGATAATCCAGCTGTGATGAACCATACCAAGATTGTTGATACTGTAAAATTCAGAATCAGCAAAGCCTTTTTGGGAGGGGTTGTATTGCGTAACACCAGCAGAGAATATTTCACCTAAAAACACAGGTTGTAATTTCTCAAGTGACCCCTTTTTAACCATCTTGATATTGAACGGCGTTGAGTAGTCAATGTTTTCTGAATTTTTCAGAACGATGAGCAAAGCAGAACCACCGTATAAATTGGCGTAACGGACGGCATCCTTAACTCTGTCGGCAACTCTATAACGCACTTCTGCTTTTTGGCGTTGTTCTACGATATCAACATCATCATAAACAAATTGGCGCCATTTTCTGATCATGTCTTGAGCAGGGCAGTCAATGATTTTTCGTGCAAAAAGGTTGTTACGGTAGATGTTGTCGTAGTATTGGAAATTACCTAATACGGGCGGGGTGTTATAGCTGGCGGTTAAAACGTCGCCACTGCCACCGATACCCGACTGATCATTATAAAAATCGTTTTTCATAATCGCAGCAGCGTCAGCAGCGTTATAAGTCCAGCCTGATTTGAAGCCGTTTTGTTTTTGTTTTAGACTGTTGAAATTGAAAAAATCCTTAAAAGCCATTTGGTTGTCTCCATGTTTGTTTAAATTTTGCTTCAGCTTTCAAGAAAGCTTCGGGGTCAAATTGGTTTCTATATCGTGCGTGGTTGTTGTGTTGGGTCAAATAATTTCCAGCCCAGACCATGGCGTCCATTCGGTCAGGTGAGGCGTCTGGGCCAGTGAGTAGGTAGGGGCTATACGTGGTCATTTCGATCTCTAATTCGGCCAATTCGCTACTTGTAATGTGGTGCACGTACCCCTGCTCGTACAACGCCTCCCACGGCTCTGCGCGCGTTAATTTGCCCTTAGACGCGTGCACAAGTTCGATCTTACCCCTAAAACCATTGTTGCGCAAAATTTCTGTGATCATATCGCCGCCTTGATTACTTTCTGCTACAACGCAATTAGCCTCTAGGTTATTGTACAAACTAATAACAACTTTTGCCCATTCGTTGGGGCTATATCTACCTGATTTGTCAGCTAAAACGTAGAGATGTTCGCGCCCCTCTTTGCTCAATTTTGCACCAGTACCAACAGCAACGATACCTGTCAAATCGCTATCCTCTGTTTTACTCGTGGCAGGATCAACACCGATTACAATTTGAGCAAGTGGAATGTGCTGCATGAGATTGTGGGCGTTTTGATACGGCACTCGGTTGTTGTCTATATCAGATTGTGACCAAAGTGCGCCCTCTGAGTCGTCTATAAATTCACCAACGTAGAAACGGCGTTTCATTTTTGCCGTCAAACCAGTTTCTAACGTGTCAAGGTACTCGTTGCTCATATAGATATTTGAGCGAGGGTGCATGTTGATCACACCGTACAATTTTTGATCTTTTGGCAGAATAGGACTACCGTCAGGAAGAAGAAAATCGTTGAAAACTTTATTCGTCCAATGACTTTTTAGCGTAGGGTTACAGTCAACGAAGATTTTCTGGCTAACATTCGTCCCTTTGTATATTTCTAAATCCATTAAATCGGCATTTTCACGCATACGGGTTTTGCATTCCTCAAATACCCAAGGTAGCAATTCTGAGGCCTCGTTAAGATAGATCGTCATTTGGCTCAAACCAAGAATCTTTCTTAGATCGTCCATATTTGCTGCACCTGCTAAACGGATAACAGAACCGTTTGACAGGGTAAACGTAGAATCTACTTTGTTTTGCGTTAGTCTGAGGTTAGGAAAACAGCTTTTTATAATCTGAGGTATCGTTTGCATTCCAATAGACGCGCGACAAGTTGATAGTTCTTTCCGTATGATCAAATGCGACGTTCCAGGGTATTTAATGGCTCTAATGATCAAAGCGCGTACAAAACCCCATGTCTTACCCGAACCAGCGCCACCGTATGCTAAACAGTATTTGTGCTGAATAATCAGTTTCATCAGATCATCTTGACGCGGTGTGTTAGCGTAAGAAAAATTGGGCATCAGTTTCTGCATTTTGAGCAGATCTTGTGCATTCGCTACCCGCTGAGCATTTGTTTTTTTATCGTCTAGGTAGGAACGGGCGCGCGACATTAAAGCAGTGCCTCAGTTTGATTGATAATAATATACGTATCAGCTGATTCTTGTGTGTTTTCAGACCAAGCCTCAGGTTTTCGCTTGCTCAAGAACAGCATGACAAGATTTGGATTGGCTTTTGGCGATTCTGCTTTCTCGAAAAGAGACTTTTCAATTCTTAAAATGCCCTCGGCACACGTCCTTGCGTAAAATTTGACTATATCAATTTGATAAGTGTTCAAAAAATAGATTTTCAAATTGTCTAAAGTTGAGCCAAGTACGGTAGCAATGTCATTTAATGAACAACTTGCAAGGGCGTAATCATAAACAATGTTGATGATTTCTTTAGCATCTTTATCTAAATCGTCGTAGTTAACGGGTTTGATAACGTTCCCCGATTGGGTATCGATAGCCCAAGTCTCAAGAAAAGTAGTAAGTTTTATTCTGTTTTCCAATTGCAAAGCCCGATAATAGGAGTTATCGGGTTATATATAACATAAATTGAGCAAAGGGGGAAGGGGAATCAT